ATCAAAGATTGTATGGAAGATGATGGTTTTTTCGATTTGAGCGGTCTGACAGAAATGCTTCAATCAATGAATGGAGTGGCAAGTCAGAAAGCAGACGAGATAACAGCCAAGAAAAATCAGAAGAAACAAACTTCCACAAAATAATATGGGAAATCTACTTTGTTGAAGCCTTATTGTATGGAATTAGTCGAGAGGAATTTAAACACTTAAATCCAACAAAATTAAAACCATATCAAGAAGCTTATAAAATTCAACAAGACAATATAGATGCTAGAAATTGGCAATTAGGAATTTACTTTGCTAATTCTCTTTTATCAACAATCTGCAATAGTGGACTTTTTAAGAAAGAAGGTTCTCCCAGCCATGAATATCCAAGTAAGCCTATATTCAGTTCTAATTCTAATGATGAAGAAGAATCGAATAGTGAAGCTAATGAAATTCAAGCTGTTTTGGAAATGCAGAAATATATTCAAATCTTAAATAAACAAAATCAAGTGCGGTAGGTGTCACAGCCTATCGCATTTTTTCAAATCTTATAGCAAAGGAGGGATAAAATGGCAGATGATAAGTTGCAGATTGACATAACTGCGGATAACTCCAAAGCTATTCAATCTTTAAACTCATTATGTAATGCACTAGACAAACTTAATACAAAGCTAGGTAGAAATGTTAATACAAATGCTTATAAAAACAGTATTAATGGACTTAAATCGACTATTGATGGACTTAATCAATCAGCTATGACATTTAATGGTCAAGCGGTTCAAAATCTTAATACAAATTTAGTAAGCCTTGCAAAGACATTGGGTAAATTTGGCAATAAAAAGCCTATGCAAGCTTCACAAAGTATTACTGCTATGTCTGTAGGAATAAAAGATTTAGTTGCTTCTATGAATGGCTTAAACGTGCAAGGACAAGCAAAAGGATTTACTGATTTAGCGAGTTCCATTTCTAAGCTTGGTGGAAAGAACGCACAACAGGCAGTTACAACAATTCCACAATTAACAAAGGAATTAAGAGATTTTTTTGCTGTTATGTCACAAGCACCACAAGTAAGCGATAACACTCTTAGAATGACAAATGCTTTAGCAAATTTAGCAAGTCAAGGTGGAAAAGTTAGAAGTGCTACAAGTGGATTGAGAAGCTACTTAGACTACATCAATCGAGGTGCTAATAACTCAAGAGGTGGTTTTAATAATCTTTTCAATACTATAACTAGTGGAAGTAAAAGAGCCTCAAGTGGTATGAAATCGCTCTCATATTATTTTGGAAAATTCTATGCTTCATATTTCCTGATAATTAGAGCATTAAGTGGCTTTAAAAAAGCTGTCGGTTATGCATCTGATTTAACAGAAGTACAAAACGTAGTTGACCATGTATTTGGAAGTGCCACAGAAAAAGTAGAAGAATTTTCTAAGGCTACTATTGATAATTTTGGTATGTCAATTTTAACTACCAAAAAAGTAGCATCTGAATTTCAAGCTATTGCAAGTACGATGGGTATTACTAGTGAGCAAGTTAAGGCTAGTAATTCAACATGGAGTTCAGTATCTAAGGAATTAGAAAAAGCTGGACAAGCCTACAACAATACAGCAGATAGTGTTGCTGATATGTCAATTAACTTGACTAAGTTGGCATCAGATATGGGTTCATTCTATAACCAAGAATATGACCAAGTAGCTGAAAGACTTGCTAGTGGTATTATGACAGGTCAGACCAGAGTTCTTAGACAATATGGTTTAGATCTAACACAAGCTACATTAAAAGAGTGGGCTTTAACTCAAGGTATTGAAGCTAATTTCAAAACCATGACACAAGCCGAAAAGACTATGTTGCGTTATCAATACGTGATGGCACATACAGAAAATATTCAAGGAGACTTCATTCGCACAAGCAGTAGACAATTAATTGCTGCCTAATACAGTAATGTATTAGTGAAAATCGAGCAAAATCGGTGAAGGCTAAGTTGATTTATCTATAATTAGTGTTATAATATGTTTGAGGTGACTTAATGCGAACATATTATATTTATAAAGCTACTAATAAAATAAATAATAAAGTGTATATAGGTTGTACTATAGACTTTCATAGAAGAACATATCAACATATGTTGCTTAAACCAAGTGATGATTGTGTTTTTCACAGAGCTATTAAAAAATATGGTTTTGATAATTTTGATTGGGAAATAATTGACCAAACAAATATTAAGAACGAAGCTAATGAAAAAGAAAAATATTATATTAATAAATATAGGTCATGTATTCATTATGAAGATTGTAATGGATATAATGAAAATTATGGCAATGTTGGTGGGCATAACAGTATCCCAATTGTTCAATTATCATTAGATGGTAAATTTATAAAAAGATATGATAGCGCAGCTCAAATAGAGAGAGAAATTGGTTTGCACAATTCAGATGTTTTAGTTAATTGTAAAAACAAGTCAAGACGCTGTGGAAATTATCTTTTTATGTATGAAAAAGACTATAATAAAAATGGCTCAAAAAAATATATTCCTAAAACAAGAAATGGATGTGAAAAAGTAATTATCCAATGCGATATTGATGGAAATTTTATTAAAAAATATGAAAGTGTTACACAAGCTTCTAAAGAAACAGGTATTAGAAGAAGTACAATATCAGGAAATATAACAGGCACATATAAAACGGCAGGTGGTTATATTTTTGTATATGAAAATAATTATCCAATTAAAAATATTGAAAAGTATATACACAAGAAAAAAGGTAGGAAAATCTTACAAGTAGACCAAAATACAAATGAAATTTTAGATAGCTTTGATAGAGTTGCTGATGCAGGAAGAAAATTAGGAGTTAATTACAAATCTATACACAAGGTATTAGATCAAGCTAATAAAACTGCATTTGGATATAAATGGATAAGTCAATAAGTTAATACCGAGGTAATCATACAGATTGCGAATAGGCTGTATGACACCGTAGAGCGTAGGTACTGAATAAATATAATGTACCCAAGAGTGTTCGACAACCATAAGACGTAGAAATACGTCTTATTTTTATGGTTGAAAATGTACGCCGACCTTATAGGAAACTATAAGAAGTAGAGGATAAAAAGCCTTTACGATAACAATGTGAGTTGGGCGAATGTTGTCAGAGTGTTAGCACAGAATTTCCAAAATTTAGGTGCTACTATTGGTGGAATAACAATTAATGCATTTAGACCATTCCTAATTGGAATAAATAATGCAATTTTAAAATTAAATCAGTTTGCGATTGCTATTTCAAATTCACTTGGAAAAATTTTTGGATGGCAATATGTAGGTGGTGGCGGTGCTGTTTCAGATATGGAAGATATGGCAGATAGTGCTAGTGGTCTTTCAGATGGTCTAGGTGGTGCTGCTGACAATGCAAAGAAATTAAAATCGCAATTACAAGGATTTGACCAATTAAACGTACTCACTTCCGATAAAGATAGCGGTAGTGGTGGTTCTGGAAGTGATGGTGCATCTGGTGGTGGTGTAAGTGCTTTAAATGGTGCTACTAATGCATGGGAACGTACAGAAGGGCTTTTTGAAAGTAATCTTGATACACTTGGAAAACTAGGCACATACATTAGTAACAAGCTTGCCGATGCTATGGAAAGCATTGATTGGGATAAGGCATATGATAAAGCTAGAAACTTTGGTAAAGGACTTGCAGAGTTCTTAAATGGACTTATTACACCTAGATTGTTCTATGATACAGGAATGACAATAGCAAATTCTCTTAATACTGCTATTTATACTGCATTATCTTTTGGTCAAGAGTTTGATTTTAAAAACTTGGGAGAATCAATCGCAAGTAGTATTAATGGATTTTTTGAGAACTTTGATTTTGGTGCATTAGCTGAAACATTGAACGTTTGGGTTGATGGCATAGAAACAACTATTTATGAAGCTATTAAAGAAATTGAATGGAAAAAAGCATTTAGTGCTATTGGAGATTTTTTAGGAACTTTAGATGCTGATACTTGGGTTTTAATAATTGGTATATCTAATTTCTTAAAAATGAAAAGTGGTTTAAAAAAAGCCATTGTAAAAGAACTTGGTGGAATGACAATAACTGGTCTTGCAATAACTGTATCTGGTATAGCATTATCATATTCAAATGCTAAAGAAGGAGATTTAGCAGATTCTTTAATTGCTGATGTCATGACATCTATGGGAGCTACTATGGCAAGCGGTTCATGGACGATAGGTGGAGTAACACTAATTATTTCTGTTCTTGGAAGTGTATTAATATGGGATAGAAATACACGAAACGAAAAAGGTCAAAGTGGTATTCAAGAATTTTTCAGCAATGTTAAGAAGTGGTTTAAAAGCATTAAATTACCAGGCAATGACACAGCAATGGACTTTGATGGTAATGAGATAAAATTAAAAACAACCTTGTCATGGAAAATAAAAACACTCAAATGGGATATAGAAGATGCATTTGATAGTTTTTCAAAAAAGGTAAGTATAGGTTGGAAAAAGTTTTGGTTAGACATGGCTTATGATGCAAGTGAAATGATACAACCATTGCTTGATAAAATTGCTGATATTGGAAAAGCAACAGGGTTAATGAAAGATGAAACATACAATAACTTAAAAGGTTTTCATTCTAATGTTGCTAATTATGTTGATAAATCTAAAAAGGAACTTGATGGATTTGATGAAAAGACAAAAACTGTAAAAAATACTACAAAAAATGCCACATCGGATATGAGTGGTCTATATGCAGGATTTAATTCAAATCTATCTAAGAGTATGCAAAACTCTAAAAATTCTATTAATAGTTATGAAAATACTGTTAAGGGTGCAAAGACAACTACATCTACTGAATT